CGTCTACACTTGCAACGAGAAGACGCTGACAGTGTCTCGTGACACATCCGGCCGAGAGGTCAGGCGGGCGTTGTTGTTTACGCCACCAGTGACTGGTGTACATGTCGACCATGACCCGTAACGCGAGCGCTGGACCTATCGAAGCTGGCAAGCCGTGGGAACGCACCACGTTTCGCGCGGTTCCAGTCGAGGTCACGGCCGACGAGGCAGGCGTGCACGCGGTCCGGTTCCATAGTGAGACCGAGGGCGCGTTCACCCTGTCCGCGAGCGCCGATATAGCGAAGGCATTGGCCAGCATGCTTCACCACGAGATCGAGCTCACGACGGAGATGCACCGCGCGCCCGATGGCACCATCGAGGAGGGCGAGCTTTGCGAATACGTCGAGGTTGCCGATGGCGACGCCCTGCAGGCCTGGCGCAACTGGTTCGCGCCACACGCTTCGCACTGGGAAGCCGTAGAGTCGATCGAGCAGGCGCTGGACAGGGGCAACGACGCGGACGCGTTGTGACCGGTAGGCCAGGCGGGCGTTGCTGCGTCAGGGAACTTGCATCGCGGCGGAGCGATACCAATACGTTCCGTCGAACGTGATCTCGAGGGACTTGTACTCGCTCGAAGCGCCGCCCATGTTGTAGGTGACGGTGCCGCTGGCCACGGGGATGGCCACGCTGAACGTGCCGCTCGTGGCGCCAGGGTAGTCGCGGCTGATGCGAAGCCGCGCGCCGGAGAGAGCCCCAGTGGTCACGATGGTCAGCGTGCGCGTTGCTCCGGCGGTCTGTGGCAAACGAAAGTCGTCGCCATCATCAACCCCCTTGGATGCGCTCGCATCGGCAAGCGTTACTGAGCGAATCAGTATCTTGCCTGAGCCGTTGATCTTCAGGTCACCACTGAACGTCGTGTCGCCCGAAAAGGCGTTGGCGCCGTTGTGATTCGTGTCGCCGTTGCACGTCAGCGTCGCCGCCGCATCGAGTGTCGTGTTGCCGTTCAGAGCAATGGTGCCACTGAACGTGGCAGGACGAGAGCACGTGAGCGAGCCTGCAGTCGAAATAGTGAGCCCGTCGGAAAATGTCCCCGGCCTCGAGCATGAGAAGTTCCCCGCCGTGGACACGGTGAGCCCATTTTTGCAGGTCGCAGTTCCCGTCGTCTCAAACGGCGCCGTGACCTTGAGCCCGTAGCCGCCGCCAATGATGAGCTGCGCTGTGGGGTTATAGGTTCCACCAGCATCGCCATCGATGGCATTTGCGAGGTTGGCGTCAAGCGCTTCAAACTCGGCTGGATCGACGACGCTGTCGAGGGTCCAAGCGCCCGGACTACGAATGCGAGAGAAGCTCATGGTGTGTCCTGTTCTTGCGACTCTGACGCAATGGCGACGCGCACACTTGCTCCGGGTGGAGCGGTAGTAACCATTCGCATGAGCTCATCGACGCTTTCTTTGGGCAACGGTGGCAGCGGCGTGCCCGTGGTGGCGCAGGTCCAAAGCGCCGCGCTCCACCGCACGCCAGCTGCGTCCGTCACCGAGACGGCGTCACCGATCGAGAGTCCTTCGTGGCACCCAAGAGCACACGCGATCGTGTCGGGAGCATGGCCCATCTGGAACAGCGACAGGGCGACTTGCATCAAATGGGTGCGCTCCTCTGCCGAGCGCGAGGACAGTGGCGTCACAGCAGCATCTCCCCGATGGTCGTGATTCCCAACTTCCCAACGCCCACCTTGAACGGGCCGCATGTGCCGCTACCTGACGACACCTCGTGCACAATCGACCACGTGGACACGCCTCGAGATACGCCACGCATGACACCGTGAATGCGACGCCGAATCTCAGGGTCGAGCGCCGCCTTCTCGGTGACGACAACGAGCGAATGACGCTTATTCGACTGCTGGCGAGGGAACCGCATGGCCGCAACCAGAGCGCCTGGGCTGTGTGGTTTTTGGAATACCCCGGCAAACGTAGGCGGCGACGTCGTCGTGACAGAGCTTGTCACCGTGATCACCTCTACCCTTCCCTCGTCCCCAGGATCGATTACAACCCGATCTCCCACGGCGAGCAGGTCCGAAGTGTTGGCGCCGTCAATGATTTCGTATCCGATGTCCTGGTGATCGCCGGTCTTGGTGACCGGGTCCACGAGGCGAAACAGCTTCCGCGCTGACACCTTCGTGGTGTTGAGCCAGTTGCCTGACGTGTCATCCGGGGTGGCCGGGCTCGCCACGATCTCGTCTTTGCGCACAGGCCGCAATGCGACGAACGCGTCCCCCAGCACCATCTGAAGCTGCGCTACCACGTTGCTTCGACGGGCGCCCTTGGACACGGCCAGCTTGGCCGCCACGTCCTTGCGCCTCGTCTCGAGAGTCGCGTAGGGAGATGGGACAATTCCCGTTTCTCGCTCCCGAATCGGCAAGATTTCTTCTGCCAAGTCAAGCGGACTTGTCTGTACCCCAGCCCGTTCGATTTGGTTCTTGGCACATCCGAGCACGATGGCCTTGGCGTAAATCGCCCCTTCGGCCGGGCCGCCTATCTCTGGTGAATAGGCCGTGCCCTGGTTTGCGAGGAGTTGGTCGTAGATGACCTCGGCAGCGCTCGGCGACGCTCCAAAGCTCAACAACCCATAGGGGGCGAACGCGCTGTATCCGGACATCAGAAGATCTCGAGAATGAAGTCGCTGTCCGCATCAGCGGCGGCGCTGTCTTTGGTCTCGACACGCGCCGACACCGCAGACAGAGACACCGTGCGCACCATGAATGCATCCTCCCCAATGAGCGATGCCTTGGGTGGCATATCCGGAGTGGGGAGCTTGCCCGTGGGCCACGTCACTGTCGTGTGCCCAGCGGACACTCGCACCGGCGTAAAGTCGTCGAGCGTCAGATCCTCGCGCGTTGATGCCACGCCGTAGATGGCAGCGACGCCCGCCTGTACACGTACCCACACCCTGGCGACGGCGATCATGCGCGCTGCCGCGACAATCTGTGCAGCGCGCTGGTTGTCCTCCTCGGCGCACGGGTAAGACGCAGGTACAGCGCCCCTATCGAGGTTGCGCTTGGTGCCATTGGAAACGTCGGACAGTCCTGGCCGGCGCGGAGTGTCCAGGTCGAACGTGCTGGTCGAAGATACGCTCATGAGTAGCTCGTGTCCGATGCGAAAGGTTCAGGATGCAAAGGCAACGAAGTCGCCAAGCTCCAGCAAATAGGCAGTCGTTCCAGGTACGCCCACGGTGGTTGCGTACGGCACGACCGGTGACAGCAAGACCGCGTCGCTCACTGACGATAGATCTTGCGTCTGGTCGATGACCTTGTTCTTGATGGTATTGGGCCAGGCTGGCGGGACAGGATTGCGTCGTTGCCTGACGCCCTCGTCGTAAAACGAGGACACCATCTCACCTGGCCCCAACTGCTCGAAGTACGCCACGATGGTGGGCACAAGGAGATCGAGCGACCTGGACCACGGGCAGAGAAACTGCCCGACCGTGGGCACATAGGACACGTCCGACGAATCGTTGGTGGTGTCGATGGTCAGGTCCCAAGGCCCAGACCCGGACACTGCCGCAATACGTTTTCGCGCGAACGTACCCGTGTTCAGGTTGTACAGTGCGAAGGTCTTGCCCGCTGTCGGCGCCGTGCCGGTTCCGCTGACCGTGAACTTGGTGGCAGAAGACACGCCGCTGACGACCATTCCCTGCGCGTAGGCGGGCCAAGGCGTGAAGTCGACCCACCCTTCCGTGGTAGGCACCCACTCCACGCGGATCGCGACGGTTACGGCCTGCTGAAGAAGGTTGGCATAGAAGGCCCCATCGTCCGCTGGCATCAACCCAACGACGTGCCCCTCGGCCGCTGCGATCTGGACGTTGGTGGGTCGGCGCTCTCCGCCTGGTCGGTCGGGGCGCACGGTGAACACGACAGCCGTTGTGCCCGGCCCTTTGATTGAAGGATAGGTGAACGCCTTGGACACCGGCACGTCGGGCGTCTTCTCCGTGCGGAGCTGGTACTCCGCATCGTTGCCGGACGCCGCTTGCGAGGCGCCAGACTGCTCGTAGCGCGTCGCAAGCTCGTCGTCGGTCTCCTCGTTGCGCCCGCCTGTTAGGCCCTTGCCGTTGAAGCTTTCCTTGACCGTGGCAATAGGTCCACAACCTGGGCGAGGAGAAACCCATTTGAGCTGTACGCCCGCATCAAGGTTAGTAACAGGCCCCTTGGTGATCGCGGAGATGGGCACGCCGCCAAGGTCTTGGAAGTACGTTCCAGAAACGGCGCACTGAAAGCGAATCGTGTTCGTGAGGTCCACGAGCTCGTCGCCTGCCAGGATGGTCGTACCGCCGGTGCTGGCAATGATCGACACGTAGCCCGTCGACCCAGCCGCGGGGAGTCGCTCAATTTCTTTCTGGGCAACAATGGCCTCGAGCCTGGCGCCTCGTGCCGTGCGTGCACTCGTGCCGTCCGCGATGACCTGCGTGTTGCCGTAGAGCGGTGCAACAACATCGGCGACGACCTGTGCATCAACCCACGGCTGCGTCTTGGGGGCGACCACAATCGTGGAGCCCGTGCGCACCTGATATGCCTCGAGGTAATCGGCGACAACCTCATCACGGCTCTTGAGCGTCAGCTCGCCGGAAAGGTCAGCGGTGGAGACTGTCATGGCTCTCTCTCGGTGAAATGGTCAGGTCGCGAGAGCTGGCTGCGCAGGGATGCGCACCGTCGTCGACTTGCGGTTTGCCGATCGCACCGGGGCGAGGCGTAGGTTTCGATACTCCACGTCGATCAAGAGCGAGCTCTTGCCCACGACGGTGGTGTTGCTTCGGATGTACTCGATGTCGCCGCGAGCGATGAGGTCTCGCAGCGCGTACTGGGCGCAAGTGTCAACCTCAGAGGCGATCTTCTTGCCGATGTATTTGATCCGATGAAAGCGCGCACCAACGCTCGGCGCCGATGGGATAGACCCCTCTGCGACGGTGAGCGCCAGGATGGCCTCCTGATCGACCGCGTGAAGCGTCTCGATAAAGCCGCTGTCCAGCACCCTGAAGTCGCGAATCTCTGGGTCGTAGAACGCGGCAACGAGAAGCGGGACGGGAGTGTCAGGGCCAATGTCGTTGAAAATGCCAACGCCCGCCGGGCCCATGCCAGCGGGATAAGCCCCTGCACCAGGCATCTTTCATTCCCTCGGGCAGTCGAGCGGGAACAGGTCCAGGAACGCATGCACTGTGGCATCAGCGGAGGCAAGAGCCGCCGCGACGGCCTCGATAGCGCCAGTGGGCAAAGGAATCGGGATGGGGATCGACGGGATCGGCAAGTACAGGATCCGACAACACAACGTCAGATCAAGATCGAGAGGAGGCGTCGCGATCGATAGCTTGAACGGCAGTGGGAGCGTCGGAAGCTCAACGTCCGGGATCGGAAGACATGCCATGGCGCTTTCTCCTCAGGTGCTCGACGTTGTGCTGGGCAGCGCGATCAATGCTGCGTTGGCAGCGGTGTTGAGTGTCGCAATCGTCCCGTGCAGAGCTGCCAGTTCAACGAGCGACGCAGACCCGATCGGTGTACCGTTGACAGCCTGAGTTGCGGCGAGGGCATCAAGAAAAGTCCTGAGCGCCGTTGTCATCGCGTTGATCGCACCAAAGAGCAGCAGCGCTGTGTCCGCTTTTGCAAGCGGTTCCCTGATGGCGCCAGGGGCGTCGGCGCCGAGAAGAACGGCGGTTGCTTTGATACACACGCGAGCCGCTGTCATCGTGACGTACGAGGTCAGCAGGCCATCGAGCACGGACGGCAGTCCTGGGATCCCATACAGGCCACCAAGATCCATGCTCGCGCCTGACTCGTGCCGGATATGCCAACCATTCGACCCGAATCGGATCGAACCCCATGGGCCAAATTGCTGAAACTCGGTGGGCGTAATCATGAACGCGACCGTGTTGCCGTCGGGCGATCCGGGCTTGTTCGACGTGCACATCGAGATCTTGCCATCGATGTGGCAGCGGAAGAAGTTGCCCGCTGCCGAGTACATGAAACTCTCGCCCTTTTTGATGGGTGGTAGCTTCGACGTCGCCCGCGGATCATCCAGCGCGATGATGTAGTCCTGGTCCCCGATGGTAACCTGGAGGGCCTGGCATCGCCCCTTCTTGTCGGCGTCCAGCGGCAGGCCAGCAAACCCATAGGGGTGAAACATCTGGAACGAGGCAACCCGTGGCGCGTCCGGCGACGCTGGGTCATCCGAGCCCGCCGCGTCCGGCTGTGCCACGAGAAAGTCGTCGGCGTCCCTGCCCGTCAGGACAAGGCCCGTGATATCGACACCAGAATCCATTATCCCTCGAAGTCGGTTGCGAAAATCATGTGCTCGGGACGCATCAGTGTGAGCGTCGTCGAGGTCGCAGGAGAGCGCTGATAGGTGCAGCTCTCGAGGTAAAAGTTGCCAGCAATGCCGAGCTCCTGGTCGTCGACTTCGACCATGGTGTCCGGCAACCATACTCGCCGGCCGTTGCCGCTGGCAGACTGTGTCGTGTGCCCGGTGACGGTGTACTGGAGCTTCCACGCGCTGCGATTGGTCTCGGCGGCAATACGCCTGGCCATGTGCTCGGCGTCGGCGATCGACTTGCAGTGCGTGTCCTTGATGACCTTGGCTTTGCGGTAGCCATAGGCGGTCATCTCTTCGTCGATCCAAGACCCGTGACCTCGTTCGAGACCGCTCTTGGGAATGCCACCCTTGCCGTGGATGAAGTAGCGCGCGAAGCGCTTGGCCACGTCGTTGTCGTAGGTGTGCAGCTCGATATTGCCCTCAGGCCGCGTAACGCCGTCGGTGCCACGCACGCATCGATACGCTGGCGCCTGCGCAGAGTCTGGCTCGGAGAGAATGAACTCGCCGTAAATGTCGCTCCACAGGAACAGCCCGACGCGATCGAGTTGCTTCTTGATGTAGTCGTACCAGCGACCGCCCGCCTTGACGCTGCCAGGATTGGACAGCGGCTTATCAGCTCGAGCATTGGACCTTGTGGACAGCGGCACATCAGCAAGCCCAACCTCGTCGAGTGCGGCGCGCACGAGTTGCTTGGGCGTGATGCCCGTAAATGTGCGGTCCGCCGTGACGAAGTCGTCGTGGAGCGGAGCCAGTAGGTCACGGCCACGGATCGTGACCTCGGTGCCGGAACTGTTCGTCGACGAAGGTCCGTCGAGCCTGCCCACGAAGAGCGTCTCGCCGTCGACGGTGAGCTGAAACTTGGTGTTAGGTACGGCCTTTTTGATGATACTCGCCGCCGTGGCCGCCGCGCCCAGTTTGAGCACGAAGCTCGCCGGTTGCGTCAGGACGCTGGAGCGGATCTCGTAGCTCTGCCAGATCGACAGCTTCTCGCCGCCGATCGTGAGTTCGACGGCTTCGTTCCCTTCGCCAATGCTGGGCATAGGTCAGACGGCCTTGGGGTCAGGCACGCGGAGACGAGTGCCTGCAGGGACACGGAACGCGTCGTCGACGGGGTTGAGCCGCAGGATATCGACGCCGCGCTGGGGGGTGCCGTAGAGGCGACGCGAGATATCCCCCACGGCCTGGTCGACGGGGACCACGTAGGTGATGAGCTTGAGGCCCTTCGACTCGCTCGTTCCGGCTGCTGTGAGCGATGCGGCCCATAGCGCCCGCACGGCCGCCGCTTCCCTGTGGTTGCGTGGGTCGCGAAACACATCGCCCACGGCCTCGAGCTGTGAGCAGAGCGAGGCAAGCGTGAGCATTTTGTCCTGGATGGCCGACGAGTACATATCGACCCGATCCATGAGGCCAGTGATCGATCCGACCGTGGACTGGATTCCACTGAGCAATCCGCCAACTTGCTTGCGCTCTGTCGAGGGCAAGGCAGACGCGGGAGAAAGCTCGTTCTGCGGGTCGACGAGTAGGACGAGTGTACTCGCTGCCGACGAGACAGCGGCCTGGCTGGACCTGAGAAACCCAGCGTTGATGAACACGTCCTTGTCGTCCTGCTTGAACGTGAACTTCGTCGATTCCCCCGAGCGCATGCGCACGTTGATCTCGCGGTCCCATTCGGTCGCATATGCCTTGAGCGTACCAAGGTTAGGGACGACGAGCTCTGCCGTGAGCTTCTGCTCAAACTTCTGGATCAGCAGCGCGAGTGCGCCGGGCCAGTTGTTCTTCCACTGTGGGTCGACGTAGCTGGCCAAGAACTTCGCATCGACGTTGATGATGTAGTTCTTGGTGCCTAGCTTCTCGTTCGCCCCGAGGTCCACGTGTGGATACTCGTGCGTGTGATCGCGCAGCGCACCCTTGACGGAGATCTTCTCATAGGGAAACGAAATCCCGTCGAAGCTCAGTTGCGGCAAGTCCTCGATGTTTGCCGTCATTGGCCAGGTTTCCTGCCGTCGTTGCCGGTGCGCCCACCTGGGTCAACGCCTGGTTGAGGGAGGTTGATGACCTGCACGCGAAGTGTTTTGCCAGCGAGTGCCGCCTGGCCATCCGCAAGCGCCTTGGCCGCACGGTCTCCTGACGCAGCAATGGCCTTGGCGGTCGCCACGTCGTCCCGGCTGATCGTGCCGTTCTGGCTGAGCCCGCCACCGGTGAACGAGTTGACGAACGTACCGAGTGAAAAGCCAAACCCCTTGAGTCCACCTTGTGGTTTGTCTTTCATCTCGTCGGCCACGTCGGTGCGCGACTTGAGCTCCCACGTGGACGACTGGAGGTTCGACCCAAGCTGGTTTTGCTTGACGAGAGCATTGCTGTACTCGGCTTCCGCTCGCTCCCGTTTCTTGGTTGCAGTGGCCTTCTCGGCCGGTGTCTTGGCCAGCGCTTCTTCGTCACGCGCAACCTGCAGCGCGTCCTCTTTTTGCGCAGAGTCCTCAACCGCAACGGCATAGAGATTCTTGTCGTTCTCATTGCGCGCGATCAGTTCGTCGGTGCGAAGCTGCTCATCCTTCTGGCGCTTCTCGTCCTCCTTCTCGACCTTCTGCGCATAGAGGGCGACGCCGACGGCCATGATGGTAAGTGCACCGATCGCACCGAGTTGCCCCATCTGGGCGCCGCTCATGCTCGACATCGCCGACTGAAGCGACGAGGCGACCAGTTGCCCGATCGCAGCTTGTCCAATCGACGCCACGAGCGCGCCGCCGATGATGTAGCCGACGTCGACCTCTGCGAGCTTGGACGCGAACTCTGCGCCCTTCTCTGCCATCGACAGAACCGACGGGGCTGCCTTCTCAAGCGCTGGCATGAGTCGCGTGGCCACAGTCCCGGCGATTTCCTGAAGCTGGTTCTGAAATAGTTGAGCTTTGGCCTCTGCGGTCTGCATCGAGGCATTGAACGAGTCGCTGACCTCCGCCTCGCTCATGGTCGCCTTTTTGAGTTTTTCAAACTCCGCCGCGACCGCCGCAAGGCCGGCCTCGCCGCCGCCGTTGGCCTTGTAGATACTCTCGAAGCCTCGCGTCACACGACGTGCACCGGAGTCAGCAAACAGCTTGCCCATCTTGACGGAGTCGCCGCCGGTTGCGCGAAGCGAATCCATGATGATGTCCTGTGCGCTGCGGAACTTGCCGGTTTGCTTGTCCTCGACCTCGACCCCTGCGGCCTTGAAGGCACTGCGTCGCGCACCCTTGGAGAACGAGTTGGTGAACGACATGACCGACGTCGCGGCCTGAGTTGCACTTGCCGCGCCGCCTGACTGTCGTGCCTCCTGGGCAAGAGCACCCATACCGGCCATGCTCTCCTCGAACGTCCCGGCAAACTGTGGCGCCGTGGCCGCGAGCTTGGCCATCTGGGTCGCCATGTCTTTGATTTCGACGGCACCCTGTTTGCCCTGGCCAGCAATGGCCCGCATGATGACGTTGACCTTCTCGGCTTGGCCTTCTTTGATTCCGGCCTTCTCGAGCTGCGCCGCCACGTCGCCCGCGGCGTTCATCATGTCGCCAACGTCCGAGCCTGTGGCGCGGGCTAGCTTGCCCATGTCGCCCAGGAGCTTGCGCCCAAGCTCGAGCTCGCCGGTCTTCCCCACGAAGGACTGGAGACCGTCCGCCATTTTGTTCATATCAAGCGCCGCATCAGCCGCGGCCTTCTTGATATCGTTGATGATGCCGGCCGGGTCTTGGCGCTGCCCCGCAGGTCCTTCCTTGCCAGGCATAAAGCCCGCGTTGCTCAGATCGACCGCGCTCTTTTCGATGCCAACCGACTTGCCAATCATCGATGACAAATCGAAGTTGACCCCGGCCCCTCTGGCGAGATCTGCCGCCATGCCAACGCCGGCGCGCACGCTGCCTGCGAACGCCCGTGCGCCGCTGGATGCGATGCTCCCGACCATGGCGCCGTGTCCACCATTGGCGCTGCCGCCTGCGGGGGTACGAGCGGCTTTGGCGTCCAGCTCGGCGAGTTTCTGTGCGTGCTTCTGTGCCGCGAGGGCTGAAGCTGAGCGCGCCCGCTCTTCGTCACGCTGCGCTGTGGCGCGTATCTGCGTGACCTGTTTTGCCAGGCCGGCCTCGATGCGAGTCCTGTCGGTCGCCGCCTTTTGGACGAGCGCCGTTTCCTCGCGGGCGTTCTTCGCCGCCTGGGCAAGAGCCGCCTTGTCGAGCGATCCCTTGTTCTTTAGCACCTGCATATTTAGCTGGTGCGTGGCCTGAAATACCTCACGCTGTCGGTTGGCCGCCTCCTGCGCCGCAGAGACCGTCGCCGATCCCATGCCGCGCATCTCGGTGGCGACCTGCACGCGAGCTCGCTTGGCATCCTCTACGAGCGGGCGGAACAGCGTCGACAGGTCCGTGTCCAGGACCGTGACGATTCGTGCTTTGAGTTCCAAGGTGCCTGCGTTTCCAGACGGGTGTCAGGATTGAGCGGGCACAAGAGCGTCGAGCGCATGCCGTAGCACACGTCGGATGCGCCGCTGGACGAGCTCTGAAAGTCGATTGAGCGTGGTGGGGTCCGACAGAATCGCGACCAGATTGGCCACATCCTCGTCGTCCGCCGACGGAGAGATCACGCTCTCCGTGATGTGTAGGTGTTCGATGGCGTCGTAAATGATCCGCATGCCCTCGGGTCGGAGCACGCGCGCCACTTCATCGTCCCCACCTCGAAAGTAGGGCCGGTTGATATTGTTTGGATCGCACGCCGCGGACGCGATGGCCCAGCACTGCATGCGAATCTTGATGTTGGCGATCTTCTCGGCCGTGTCGAGCCCATCACAGTTGTCGACCACCCACTTAGCCGCCTCGTTCCTGGCCTTGGTGATGTCGTCCACCGACAGGGAGTGAATGCCAATGGCAACCGCTTCCACGGGTCGGTCCACATAGGTGTCGTTCCAGCCGTTGGGCTCGAGGCGAATCACATGCGGGACGTCTTGCGACTCACGCAGTGCGCTGAATGTGGTCACGCGTCGTCAGTCTCCGGACGGTGGTTCACGGGGTCGCTTCCGTCGCGCGGGAAGAGCTGCTCGTGTTTGATGCGGAGGCCGAAGAATAGTGCAAGTTGAGCTGTGCTGAGCTGACGTACTGGGCGGCCAAAGTAGCCAGCAAGCTCGGGCGCACACTTAGACGCGAGGACCAGAAGAATCGCTCGAGCGCTTTTGGGTCACCCATCTCCGCCGCCTCCGTCACCACCCGGACATACTCCTCCGCGGTGTAGTTCAGAGGCCGGGGTGAACACAGGTCTTGCCAGAGACGCCACTCCTCATAGAGGAACGCGATCATCTCTGGGTCGAGGCGCCGACGAACAGTCTCGACAGGCACGTCGAAGAACGGGACAGGAGCATCGTCAGGAGAGTCCGCATCGACGAAGGCCAGGTGAATGGTCTCCGCAAAGCGTGCCCGATCAAAGAGCTCGTCGCCCTCCTTGGGGTCCTCAACGCCCTGCTTCTTGGCCGTTGCGCGAGCGCGCGCGGTGGCCTCCGCCTCGTCCCAGTCGGACAGAGGACGGATGCCAACCTCGACCTCTTTGCCAAACATCTGGAGCTTCTTGCGAAGAACCGACGTCGAGCCGCCTGCAATGTCGTCGAAGCGCGCCATGCTCAGGTCGGGGTCGCCTGGCCACCCGAGAACTCGAACCCGCCGTCACTCATGCCGGTCTTGTGGTTCCAGTTCGTGCCCACCTTGGTGCAACGCATCGTGATCGTCTTGATGCGACCGTCGATCGGCGTGACCTCGATGCGCAGGTATTTCTTGTTGTAGAACGCGTCCTCGAGTGTGGCCGTCTCGCCCGTGACAGGCTTGACAACGTTGAGCTTGAGCTTCGACGTATTGGCGCCGTCGCTCATGCCGCTCCACCCGCCGTCGGTGATGACGTCCTCGTCCCCACCGTCCTCGTCGAGCGAGCCATCCTTGGCCGTCGCGACCTTGCGGGAGTCGATAAAGACGCTGGCCGCGCGAATGCGATATGGGTTTGCCATGTTCGTGTCCGGTTCCTTCGGCCTGCGTCAGGAGGCGTACTGCCGGACGTTGAGCCCGGTCTTAGAGTGCACCGGGTGCACCTCGACATTGATTTGCGCGAGGAACCCCTTGAACGTGCCATCGTAGACGACGTTCGTGGTGTTGTTTCCAATGCCCACATTGACGATCCAATGATCGCCCTCGCGGTCCTTGAGGAGCTTGTTGATCGCATTGGCCCACATGGCCGGCGTTGCGACGCCCTGGTCCGCGGTCTTGCCCTCGGGCAGGTTGTCACGCAGCCACGGGTTGGCAGGCTTGAACTCCGACTCCCACAGGAGGTCGATGTCCTCGAAGATGCGGAACGGCACACGCGCCTCACCGGTGCGATAGGTGCGGAAGTCCGCCGCAGAGCCGCCTGTGATGAGGCAATGCGTCGTGATCGATTCCACCACACGCACGACATCGCCGTCGGTGATGCACGGGGTGATGCCGTTGGTGAGCGAGGTTTCGATCTCGGTGTCCGTGGGAATCGAGCCAGGCGACACGAGCGGTGCCAGCCCAAGGAGCTCCTCACCCGCGAACGTCTGGTTCGGGTGAATGTTATCCATGTGCTGACGAAGCGCGCCCATGGCCCCTGCGATCTCTGCCGGATGGTTCTCCGAGTCCTCGATGTGGACGATCTGCCCGTAGGCGTCGTTCAGCGTCGTGGCGGAAATCGCCTGAGCCGTGCTGTAGGTGCCGGTCTGGGCCAGCACATATGGCGTGAAGATCTGCGAACCCACTGCGGCCAACGTGGCGACATGGGATTTCCACGCACCTGCATTAGTTGCGTCGATGTGCGCGGCGCAGATCGTGTCGAACTTGAATGTCTTGAGAATCGAGACGAGGTTCGTGATGTCGTCGACAACCGACCCGTTGACGAACCTACACCCCGTTTGGCGCCCAATGCTCGGCAGCGCAGAGCCTCCGGCAACAGCAGCGCTGAGACCCGCGGGCATCTCACTCTGATCGATGTAGACCGAGTGGAAGTTGGCGCGAATACCCTTGCTCTTGCTCGTCAGTGTCACGACACCAGACGAAGCCCCAGTGGTGACGGGCGCTCGGCTATCCTCGGCAATCTTGGCCGCAAGCGCAGCGCCGGCCGCTGTGGCTGACGTGCCGCTGGCGATGGCGAGCTCGCCCGCCTTGCCGTCGATGCGAAACTTGAGCGTGCCGCTGGCAGTCGACGTGCCTGTGAACGTGACAGTCGCAGTGCCGGCAACCGCAGAACCACCCTCCGCGCACGCAGCGATCCACACCTCGACGTCAGTCTGGAGCAGCGCTTTGTACGCCAGGATGGCAAGCTCAGACCCGGCACCAGCGTACGTGTCCACCTCGTCCTCGGAGGTCACGCGCACATATTGTGCGTCGACGGTGAGCGAGCCGGCGGCGATCTTGTTGCCCACACAGAGTAGTCGACGCGGCTGGTCCTCGCTGGACAAGCGCCCCGCGCCGAGCGTGACGGAGCCTCGAAGGCCAGGGCGCTTGGTGGTCCTGGACAGGCCGGGGATGGTAATGGTCGTCATGATCAGCCCTGTTCTCCGGTCGCCACGGGGGCGTCCGACGCGGGAGTGTCATTGGCGCAGGCAGGCAACTCGCCGTGCGTTGCGATGTAGTCGTCGACCGCAGCCTTCTTGGCAGCAGCGAGCGCTTTGGCTGGGGGAACGAACTTCTCGAGATTGGCGGCCGTCGCGGTGGACTGGTCAGCGGCCAAGAGCTCTCCCCTGCGAATCTTGCGTCGGTAGTATTCGGTGGAGGGGACCTCCACAGGTTCCGAGCTGAACGTGATCTCGGTCGTCACGTTGGGCGATCGAAGCTCGTTCTTGGCGACCTTCTCCACGCTCGTGATGCGACGGGTTGCCCCGACGTGAGAACCGTCACGGCTCGTGCTTGGATCCTTGGGGACAAGGCCCGCGGGGTTCCCCGCCGCGTCGAGCGCAGCATAGGGATTGGCCACCACGAGCAGCGTCTTGGGCTGCGGCATGTGGATTCTCTCGTGTGTGAGGCCAGCGAAGGGGCCGGCGTCAGGCAGTCAGGGTGTTGCGACTCAGGTCGAAGAGATCACCCAGTCGACGAGCTTCATCGCGCCGGCTGGGTCCGCTTCGTCATTCTTGCCCGCATTCGAGATCGCGCCGCGCATCTCGTCGGTCGGGTCGTAGTTGTCGTGGTTCCAGGCGAGTTGCTCTTGGAGTTCCACGGTCACGAGCACACCTGGAAACGGACCAATGGTCGCGTTGGTGTTTGCTCGCTTGATTCGCAGTTCTTTGGGGCGCACTGATACAACCTCAAGCGACCATGCCTTGAGCGCGGTCCAGATATGTGTTCCCCACTCGAGAGCTTTGGGGTCCGACTCCGTGGCCAGAACGAAACAAGGGTCGCGCTCGCGGGCGATGGCGTTGTCGATGGCCTTGCCGATCACATTGTGAAACGGCTCGCGCTTGGACCACTTGTCCTGCGGGACAGCAGGGGCCACCCAGTGCACGAAGATCTGCTCCGTGCTCACGCGCATATCCTCGCACACCCACTCGGGCCGGTTCATCGAGCCGCCGCGCCACAGAAACAGCGCCGGGCACTCCTGCTCTTTGAACGAGGACTTCTCTGGGTCGTGATAGAGAACCGTGCGTACAACAGGCGTGGCTGGAGCTTCGCGATTCCAGATATCGGTGGCGTACTGGTTCAGGAACTTGGCGAGATACTCGCCAAGAATACCAAGGCCAGGATCGCCCAACGGACGACAGTCCGGCTGTGCTGAGCCAGGTAGGCGCAACAGACCATAGTCGTCGAGTGTCGTGCTCATGGTATCACCGACGCAAAACGGCCTGGCACTCGCGATAAGCCCACTTCACTTGGCGTTCGAGCTCGCGCTCTCCGCGGTCGAGGGCGGGCTGCAAAAACGGGAACGCACGACTGCGCGACGTGCCCTCCTCGACGAACGAGGCATAGGGCTCGATGGCGTAGACAGTGCCCACCGATTCGAGCCCGGTGTTGTACAGGAGCTGACCTCCGATTGAGTCCTCGAGGTTCTGCGTCCTGTTCTGAAACTTGTGTCGATCTCGCGCGTCGTCTGCGACCGACTTGCAGGTGTTCTCTACGGACAGGGCAAGCCCATCCGACAGAGCGATATCCGCAGCGGCGAGCGTCTCTTCGATGTCGCTGGTATCGAACTCGACTTCAACAATCATCGTGCACGCCCGACAGGTCGAAGTCCACCGTGGTCGACATCAGTACCGATTCTGTCCCCAGAACGTCTCTTCGACGAGTCCTGGACTGTCCTCGAGACCACGCGCTGTGTCGCTCGCGAACTCAGGCGAGATTGTCACCGGTGCCGTCGTGACATCACGCATACGCCTGACCGTCTCTTGCA